TATAAACCGGGTTCAAAGTGTTTACGTAATCTGTAGAATACTGAAACTCATTAAACTGATCTTTTCTACTCGAGCGCGTTGCTATTACTAGACGTGTTTGTCTTGTAAGAGTGTTGCGGGTTTCGCTTCGGGTAGTTACGCCCGTTACTAACCATATAAGAGGGTACTTGGAAACCGATTCCGGCAAAAGTAAAAACTTGTTTAGAATGTCTTGCGACCCCCAATCAAAACGAACGGGGAAAACGTTTCCGTTAACGTCCGATAAGTCCGGAATAAGCCCCACAAGCTCTCGCATTTTTTCCTCAAATACTATCATAGTCCAAAACTGTTTTTTGTTTCGTCGTAAAATCTAAATTTTGCCTCGTCCCACTCGGGAAAGTCTGCCTTTTTGTCTATTAAATAAGCGTATAGGCTACGCTCTACCTCACTATCGTAAAAATCGATAAATCTCTCGCTAAAATTGTAGCCGTAGCTGTGTCCGTAACCGTTGTAATTTTGGTTAAAATTCTCGCCCTGGTACTCTTTCATGAAATTTTGGTTAGCTGTAGCTATAAGATACGCTGGCGTTGCGTTGTTGGCGTTTTCGGCGTTTGCCTGTTCTGCTCCCACGGTACTCAGTCGTATATTTGTGTCTATGGTAAACTCCTCAAAGACTCTATAAGCAATTAATGAATAGGCGTATTTTAACCCGTTCCACTTTTTGTCTGTATCGTAGTCTTCGCCTTCAATTAGCTTTTTCCAACGCTCATTTTCTGCTAAATCAATAGAGGTTAATGTCAGCGCCTCCTTTTGTTTAAATAAAACAACGCCCAACGCTTTAAGCAAAACTTCTTTTTCTACCTTTATGCACAACAAATCTAAATACCCGCTATTTGAAGGTACTACGCTTCCGCTTGGAACCGCTGTACTCAGAGGAATATTTAAAAAGTTTTGACTTTGGAAGTAAGATTTATCTACTATTTGCATTGTGTTTGTTTTAGTTTAGGTCGTCCTCTGCTTCTGCTTCTGCTTCTGCTTCTTTAGCCTCTGCTGCTTCTTTAGCCTCTGCTGCTTCTTTAGCCTCTGCTGCTTCTTTAATTACCGCGTTTTTTGCTGTATCTTTTACGCTTTTCTCAGCGGCAGCAATTGCGGCCTTATCATCTTTTGTAAACTCTGCGACTTTGTCGACGCGTACTAATTGCGAGGCTAATAGGCCGTCGCAATTTAATACTTCGCCTTTCTTTTTGGTCGCAAAATCCTTAAGGAATTTCACTTGTCTCATACTATTATGATGCTAAAGTTACAAGAGCCGCGCTAATAGAGGTAACTTGTCTAAAACCTGATTGATCTACGTTTCTAATTAAGAAAAGTATTCTTTTACGCGCTTTGATAGTCATAAAGTCCTCAGTAAATTGGGCGTTAATCATCCCCTTAGATATAACTACTCCACCGATCTCGTAAATTCTAGCGTATCTACCATCGCCCACAAACATAGTGTTTGCTGCTACGTTGTTGTCCTCAATAATATTTATCGCTCCTATACGAGGGTCGTTAAAATTGAATACGTAGTTTTGGTTAGCATCTTTTTTCAACTTCAATTTGTTGATGTCTGAAATGTTCATCGCTACAAAATCAATGTTGTACTTTGCCCCACCTATTGACGTGATAGACTCTGATACCTTAGCGACTAAGTCGTAGATATTAGCGTCTGTGATTCCGCTTGCAACTGGTACGAACGCCGGAGTACTAGAAACTAAACCTTTTAAGTTTTGGCCTGTATTGTCTCCTGTAACAATTTGAGTGTCGATCAAGTCCTCTACGTTAGTAGCTAGGAAAAGCTCTAGTTCTGCCGCTGCCTGTACTTCATCCTCAAAAAATTCCTCACTCACTGGTAAAGTGTCGCCTAATTTTCTTAAGGGTAAAGTAAAGTATTCAAATTTTACTTCTGACTGCGGAAAAGCTGCCCCTTCTGCAATAGCTGCGGCGGCTTTAATTGTTGTTGCTTGGTCGAAATCCACATAAGAAATAGTCCCGTTGTGATTTCCCGGGCCTACTGGAATTTTAGTAAAGACGTCGTAAAGACTTCTTTTTTTACGTGCTAATTGCCCTACCCCGTCTAACTCTAAAGTTTGGCCGTTGTTAGCAATCGAAGCGCGTGTAAGGTTCGCCTTAATAATTACCTCCTCAGTAGAAACCCCCTTTGCAATCTCTTTCAAAGACTCCTTGTTTTCTTTGATCTGCGCCTGCATAGTTGGCACGTTTGCAGCGGACTTTGTCTCTTTCAATTCAGAAATAGAGGTACCTAAGTCCAAAATTAATTTATTAGCTTTTGCTAATTCAGCAGCTCCAATAAGGTTGCTCGCGTCCAACGCTTTAGCAATAGCTGCTCTTTGAGCCTCCTCGTTGTGAGCCTCTAATCCTTTTACGTAATCGTCCGCCTCAGCGTCTGTAAAGGCTGCAATTTCTTTCTGTGTTTTTTTAATAAACATTTTTTTGTTTTTTAAATTATCCGTCTTCTTTTTTGAGTGGTCGGTGCCGGCTCTGTTTCTGCTTCATTTTCCGGAGTAGCTTTCGCTGGGTCCTCTTTATTGTTTGCCATTGTTCCAGTAACCGGGTTACTCCCGAACAAAACAAGACTAGACTCTCTGACGTTTTTGGCCTCTGATACTACAAAAAAGTAGTCTATTCTGTCAAACTCTGCCTTATTGGCTATCGTGTCTATATTGTCGTCGTATAGTTTTTTCTCGGCTACGTCTTCTTTTGCGCTGCTGTTCATTGCTAAGTCATACTTTACATACTGCATGCGTACCGAAGCCTCTAAACTTCCGCTCATAGCGCCTTTATAGGCCTCGTTTATTTTATCTTTTGCGATCTTATAAATAAGTACTTCCGTGTCGCCTTCATAAGCCTTGCCCATTGTCGAAAAAGGCACCGTAGCCGTTAACATTTCAACGTCTTCCCGCTTAGCAATTACGCTCAAAACTTTTAGTTCGTGGTCCGCTACAAAGTAGTTTTTTCCTTGCTGCTCTTTTACGCTACGTTTCCAAAGTCCTTTTTTATGTAGGTCCAAGTGGCTATCCATTATGTTTGTAGAGTTTACTGCTACATAATAGAAATCGTCGTCCATTTTTAAAGCCTTGTCCGCGCCTTCTATAGCTTTTACAAGAGCTAAAGAGCTAGAGAATACGCCCGCGCCCTTGTCGCAGGATTTTAAAATCATCGCCTTTTTACTTTCAATTAGCATTTCTTTGCTAATTCGTAGCTCAGCAAACATGAGCTCTACCGTTTCAAAAGACTTGTTTAATTCTTTGCAGTATATCATTTTAGTATCTCTTTACTATTCTTTTTCTCTTCTAACTTTCTAAGCGCCTCTTTTTTGATCTCCTCGCTTATTTCTTTGGGTGTTAATTTAGTGCTCATAATCTACAATTTTAATTTAATCATAAAATTTATATGCATTTGTCTAGCCTCTTCCGTTGTCATGGTTCCATTCTCGAGAGACAATTTAATAGACTGCTCCATTGTTAGCATAGCCGCGGCTTTTGATGCTGCTAAACTCTGCATAAAGTCCAAGTGATCGTATGAAGCTATTAGCCTCTCGCCTTTATCAATCAGTCCCCATTGCTGGCTCATCGAGTTCATCGTGTTTTTTGCCGTGGTATGGATTGAGTTTTGAACCCAAGCGATCATGCCTTTGTCTTGATTATCGAAAGTACTATCTTTAGAAAAGTAATTTATTACGTTCTTATTCATTTCAAATGCGAGGACACACTTATTGGCGTCGTCCGCGAATTGTTCGTCTAGGAATAGTTTTTTTAAGTCAGTAACTAAGTGCGTTACTGATATGTCGCCGCTTGTGATCTGTAATGCTTTACGCCCTAGTATATTCTCTATGCTTTTACGGTCCGCATCTTTTAAAGGGGTTTCAACTCCTTGCATCCCCCCTTTTTTAGTGGATAGGAATTTTTGCGACATTCTAAGATTGGTGTTCTTAGCTTTTATATTCTCCTCGATATTTTCGACTATCTTAGAAATCCCCTTTATTCGGGAGGGGCTTGTAATAATACTATTTGACATTAGCCCGTTGGCTAAGTCGTAGAACGGTATTATGTCCCCAATACGTATGTCTTGTTCTAAGTCGTCTAGTTTATATTTTACTTTTCTGTCGTTAAATGCTTTTATGTCCTGCTCTGTCGCTATAAACTTATTTAGTTTATTTACCTTGTTGAGGTCTAAGTCGTTTGGTATAAGGTTGTAAAGAGCTACCGGAATTTCTTGAACAATTGATTTTTTTTGATAGGTGTAATTAAAACCACAAGCGGAAAGGAACCACATTTGTTGGTAAAAAAAGTCTTCTTTAGATTGAAAATAGTTTGGTTGATCTAGCAGTTTAATATAAGGGCTATTAACTACGTCTTTGTTATTGCTATCTACGTGGCGTATTTCCATTTGAGAATAAACTTGCGCCCGCAATCCTATGATAGTCATAAGTACGGGATTCTCGAGAGACATATCTAGGTATTTGCCGGTATTATTGAAGCCCGGGCCTGTGTTAAACTCAAAAGAAAACTCGCCTAAGCGGTTTCTTTCAACTCTAAAACCTTTGCCCCCAAATAAATTAGATAAAAAACTCATAAGCATCGACGCCTCGCGGCGTTAATTAGTTAGCAATTAGATAGCAATTAGATAGCAAATATAGTAAAATTATGTTATCCCTAAGTAAAATTGTAAAAAAGTTTTAACGTATCGGTCCGCATCTAAAATATGATCGTTCTTTTTAACTGGCCTGTCTAGGTTAGTATTGTTTATAATCTCCCATTCGTAGCTATCATATTCCTCTTCTAAATCCGTAGAGCTTTTGGTGTAGTGATTAGTAACCGACTGAACAAAAGTAATGCCCTGATTTACACTTCCCGGGCCTTTTATGGCAGGAATAACGTTTAAACCTGCCGCGTTAAGTTCCGCAATCCTTACCGGGTCGGCGCTGTCTGCGACTATTATATCTTTGGAGGTTAAGCCTAAGCCTAGTATAACGTCCGCCAAACTGCTTTCCATTTCGGAAATAGGCAGGTAAAGGCGCTGTTTACTAAAAAAGTTTTTATCGCAATATTTAACTTCTACAAGAGCGGAGGGGTTCGCGCTTCCAAAATCTAAGCCAAAGTAGCTGTTATAAGGTAATTGATCGAATTGCTCGTCCGTAATCTCTAGCCATCCGTTATAAATTTTATTCGGCTTCTCGCTCTTTTCTCCTTTTCCGTAGACTAACCAATGATATAAACTGCTGCTATTTGTACGCTCGTTGTACTGGCATCGTTTAAGCTCGTTTAAAGCCTTTTTAG